TCTTTTTTGGTAAAAGTACTATCATATAATGTAACCATCTCTTCGGCTCTCATTTCAAAAAATTGTAATTTGCTCATAATTATTTGTTTTTATAATTTTCAAAAAAGTTATCTAAAATCTGTATTTCGTTCGGGCTTAATTCAGCGTATGGCTTGCCGTTCACAAGCCATCTACCATTTACTAATTCTATCTTCATAGTGCTTTCATTTTAGCGTTTAATAAATCAATTTGTTTTTGAATTTCTGATTTTTGGTTTTCAATTGACTTGCTTGTTTTTTCTTTTGCCAATTTATAAGCCTTGTTTTTTTGAACTTTTGAAAAATCAAAAGATTTTAAAAGGGTCTTGATGTCGGAGTTAAAATAGTTGTCGTAAAAACAAAATGAATCATCACCATTCCCAACCCATAAATCAAAAGCAATTTCATTAACTAAAACAACAATAACGCAATCAGATTTTGAAATAATTGTATAATTTCCTTCAACGATTGCATTAATTAAATGTTTGTGCATAAATTGATGGCATTTTTTAAAGTTAAAATTTTCTCTCGGGATATTGTTTAAATGCTCTTCTACAATTAGTGCATCTTCCCTATCTAATTGTAAATAAACGTCATCGAAATTCTTTTCTCTTGGCGTTTCGTTTGCTGGACTTAAAAAGTCTAAGTGATTTGATTCCATAATATTAATATTTATTTGTTTCAGCAAAGATATAACTAATAACCCTTGTAGGTTATTTTTTAACATACTTTAACACTTTTGTATTCAAGTTGTGTTTACCTTTGTTGAAACTTAAAATATAAAATTATGAATCATTTACAATTATTAGAAATGGAATTGACTTTAATGTTAGACAATATTAAAAGAATAAAATCTTTTGCAGAAGATAATAAAGGCAATCCTTACAATCTTTTTAATTCAAACGTAGTAGGCGAAATAAAGCATCGTGCGGTTGCATTAAAACAAACGCTTACTTTGGTTTCAAAAATCACCACAACTAAATTATTAAAATGAATTTACTAAAATTATTGATAGAAACTTCTGGCCTCAATCAAGTAAAATTTGCCGAAAAAGTAGGTAGAAAACCTCAGCATATTAGCCGCCAAATTAAAAGCGGTGGCGGAATGCATACGAAAATGTTTTTTGAATACGCTGAAATACTCGGGATAGAGGAACTGAAATTTAATTACAAAAACACGAAAGTAACCTTAAACTTTAAATAAAATTATGAAAATCACAAAATTACAAGCTGAAATAATGCTTAAAAAAATGCCTGAATTGGCTGAAAAAATTTACGAAGATTTCCCTGAATTAAAGCCGTCAATAGTTATTGATAGTTGGGAAGATTTAGGAGAAATTAAAGGTTATTTTATTAACGAGGATTCAAAAATACTTAAGCAAGCTTTATCTTTAAATTCTTGCAAAGCGCATAAAAACGTTTTTAAAACTCAAAAACAAGCTGAATCCGCTTTGGCTTATGCTCAATTAACGCAACTAATGGCTGATTGTGGGGATTGTGATATTGATTTTGATAGCGAAAAACCGAAATATAATATTGTTAGAGTGTTAAGCTCGGTAAATATATACCAAGCTTTTGGTTATTTTTCTTTTTTAGCTTTTAACTCCGAAAAAATTGCCAAAGAATTTATGCAAAAACACGAAGGATTAATTAAAACTTTTTATCAAATATGAATTTACAAGAGTTACACGACCTAACAATACAATGGGGAGAAGACAGAAACTTTTATGATCCCGAACATGGAACTACAGCATTAAAACAGTTTGCAAAATTAGTGGAGGAAGTTGGAGAAATAGCGGGAAATTTGTCAAGGGGACGTGACATAAAAGACGATATAGGCGATTGTCTTGTGGTTTTAACGGGACTTGCAAAACTTTATAACACAACTTTGGCTGAATGTTGGGAGATAGCTTGGAATGACATTAAGGACCGAAAAGGCAAAATGATAAACGGGGTATTTGTTAAAGAATCTGATTTATAACCAAAAAAAAGCCACTCAATTTGAGTGGCTTTTATATTTTGCGTAAAAATATAAAACTGGAATAATTAAAAGTAAAAACCACCACAGCGAATAGTCTTCCCGCTCGGTTTCTTTTTTAATATTTTCGGTATTTTCTTTTACTTTTACAGCTACTTTACTTTTGGACTGCTGCAATATTTTACTTTTATCTGTCTTAATCTCTTTTACTACCTCTTTTTTTGAAGTGATGGAGCGGTCAACTTTTGCGTTTTGCCACGTTGTTGTAGTAGTCCCGTCCTTTGTGTTTTGGGTTTTAATTATAGGTTTCAAAACGTCAATAGGTTCTAGCTTTTCACTGCTAAAATCAGTCTCTTTAACGGCTTGTTTTATCGTTTTAATATCTTTTACCGTTTCTACTTTTAAAACGGTTGATGCTGTAGCTTCTGACTGTTTGGACGTTTCAATTTTAGATTTGTTGGATTTTCTGGCCCCGCAACTAAACAGCAAAAGGGATAGCGTAATTAGCAGTATGTCTTTCATCTGTAAATGGCTTTAATTATTTCAGCATATTTAGAATGGCACTTGAAAAGTAACGCTTCTTTATTGTCGCCAAAAAACGGCTCTAAAATTATGCACGGTGCATTTATTGACTTTAAAAATAGTCCGCCTCTATCGGTTGAAATTCGAGATTTTGCGCCTCTTGGAGTTGTGCCGTATTCCTGCACTATCCGAGCTGTAAACATTTCGGAAAACCTTTGACCTTTAACGCTGCCTTTAAAATACAAAGCCTCGCACCCGTTCGCAATAGCGTTGAATGAATTAAAATGCAACTCAATAACTAAGTCGTATTTTTTAGCGTTAATTCTCTTTGAAAGTTCCGCTATCTTTGTGGAATACCCGCCCTTTGTATCTCGAAAATAAGTGTCAAAACCTATTAATTTTGCAACTTCTGAATTATACGCAAATTCACTTTGTTTTAAAAGGTTTGAAAATGCTCCTTGCTCTATTTTGTCGTGTCCAACTACTATTGCTACTCTCATCTTATTTTATTATTTTCACATTTACGGCATTGGTCAATGTATTGTTTTAACAACATTTTCACCTCTTTTAACTCGCTGTCCATTTGGTCAAATTTTCTCTCAGTTTGCTCGGCAAATTTCTCATACACCCGCCCTATTCCTTCTGTGGCATCGCTGTTGGCTTTCTTTTCGTCTATACTTCGCATCTTTTTGCCTCCAAAAAAAGCAATTATCCCCGTTAAAATAGTGGCAATTACGCCCGAACTGTCTAGTAATTTATCTATCATTTTAGGGAAGTTTTACAAAGTTCTACATATTCAAAATACGCTTGAAATTCAACGGGTTTTGTTTCTTTTTGCCTCTGTATTGCGAGTTCATCATCCATTGAGTATCGCTCTCTGATTAGAGGTATTAGCTTGTGTACTGCTTGAACTGTGTATGTTTCGCCGTCTTCGTTAAGGCTGTAGCCTTGAATGTCCCAATTTTCCAAACCCGTTAAATCTGGTTCTCCGTTTATTTTTTGTACTATCATATTATATGTCTTTTATTAAATTTGCTGAAATTATGTTTCCAACTGCTGCACTTGAAATTAGTCCAAAATGGTTAATTGCGTTAAAATAGGTATTGTCATTTAAGTCTATAAATTGCGTTATGTTTAAAAACTTTGATTGTAAAAGTAGCAACGTATTTACAGAGGTTGAGTAAATTCTAAAAGTCACATCAAGCCCAACAGCTGGAAAATTTCCTAAAGAAACCCCGCTTGGATTACCAGTGCTGAATATTATAGAATCAACCCCATTAGTTCTTTTCCACACCATAAAATTGTTTCTCGAAACCCTAAAGCTGATGTGGTTATTTGCGTTTATAAAATACCCAAAACCTGTTGGACTGGACGCTGAAAGTGGAGTATTTCGCAGTAAAACATTTGCAACATAGGAAGTAGTGGCATTTTGTGCTACCAAAGGTATTGCTGTTATTGAAGCAGTAGCACCAATAGCTTCGTTATTACTAATTTGAAACCCCGACCCTTCTAAATTCGCATACAACTGCCCGCTGTCTGCTGTGCCTAAACTAGCTGAATTTGCACGTATAAAATTATCCCAATAAATTAATTTGTCAAAATTAATATCCGTTGCCAAATGCGATTTTAAAAACGGACTTTTAACCCGCATAAAATCAACCTCTGTAACTGCCACATAAGTCGTGCCGTTACCTCGTAGAATGTTGCCTAACGCTGGAGTTGGTAGTAATGCGTTTACTGCATCGACTGTTGGATATTTTGTACCAGTACCATCAACCGCTAAACTATTTTGTTTGTTAGCTACGTCTTCTGCGGTGTAGCCTAAAGCAGGAGAAGCAACTGAACCGTTGGCAGTTGTTCCGATTGAAGGGGCAAAAATAGCTTGTAAAATATTACTTAAATCAACTGTATTTCTAGTTAACGCAATTGCGCCAAGATATAAACCGTTTTCAGCTATATCCAAATCAGTTATAAAAACATCTGAATTTAACGCTGTAATTGCGGCGTTAAGAGATGTAAATACTCTTTGTCCTGGTTGTATTGTAATTACTCCATCTTGGAATGTGTAGAGCCTTTGAATAGTCGCTAACGTTGCAGTAGCAGCTACTGGTGTAATTGTTCCGTTTAAATCGATAATTGCTGGATTTATATCGGTTATGTCTGATCCCTCCACCCCTGTCTGAGTTCTATATCTAAAAGTTATAGGTTCCTGCGCTGCCAAAGTAAACGAATGAGGTTGAGTTGTTAGATTATTAAAATTCGCTCCCGGCTTAAAAACTCGTCCTAATTCCTTTTTTATTTTTAAATTATTAGATACTGGAAAAATACGATTACCGCTTAAAGAGCGAAAACCTAAAGTTTCCAAAATATCTTGCACCTGTCCCCCGATTTCAATATTGATAGTTGGTTGGTTGTCAATGTAAGTTACAGCGGAATTGTTTAAATGGATTAAGACACCAATTCTTATAAAATTACGCCTTTGTGTCGCGGTTAAAGGCACGTTGGTGAAAAACAAATCTCCATTAATATCAGCAGCTACATATGTTTGCTTTTGAGTAGCTAGATTAGGTATTACGTTTGCAATCTTAGCTACCCAAGTAACTTTTATATAAGTTGGAGTGTCAGGATCAGAATGTCCGTTAACAACATAACCAAATCCCGCCGAAAGATCAAACTTTGCAGCATCGGTATTTATTGTCAAAAGACCGCCCTGGTTTAGTCCTGTTGGCCCCAAATTGTTAGAGTTCGCTACACCTATGTCGCTCAACAGTGCAATAGTTCCGCTTTTATCTGGCCAAATATACTTTCTGCTTGCTGTTAAAAGTAGAGTAGATAATCTCGCCATAAAACCGCCCGCACTTCTGAACACTGTTTGACCGTCTTCGTCTGCTTGGGTTTCTCTACCAAATAAGTTTACATCGTTAAAAGTGTTTCCTTGTCCTGAGCCTACTCCAAATTGATTAACACTATTGCCAGATTGACCCCCTCCTGCTGCAAATCCAAATTGATTAACATCATTGCCAGATTGACCCTCTCCTGCTGCAAATCCAAATTGATTTACACTTACCCCTGTCTGATTATCTCCTGCTCCCGTACCCGCTTGGAATATTCCGTTAACTAAATCTCTGTTTGATCCTGCTGTGACTTCTTGTAGTGTAATAGAATTCTCTAAATCTTGAGCCGTACCCGTATAACCACCGTTTAAAATATAGTCGGCAACAACTGGTATTGTAGGCTTATTTTTAATGAAGTCGTCCGCTGTATTATCATTTTGCAAAAAGTCAGCTTGTACGTTTACTTCTGCAAAATCCTCAATATTAGCAAGTTTATCTTTTTCAGTTGTCGTGTAGTCGTTAGTACTCAATCCTTTACCCGCTTCTTTGTCTACTTTGCCGTTAAACAAATCGGTAAAATTAGATTGTACTTTTATAAATGCAGCCCTTAATTTGTCGCCTAATCCGTCGTTTGGCTGTGATACGTTAAAATTTTCTTGTGCCATTTTTAATAGAATTGAATTATATTAGTTTCTCTTGTGACTTGTTCAATTTTGTACTCTGGCACGGGGTTCAAAAGTAAAAAATCCTTGAACTGCATAAACACATTGTTACCTAATTGGTTATAAAGCGCCGAAAGCCTGTTTATTTCGTTTAAATCTGTCCTTTGTTCTGGTTTTATAATTCCGTTTTGGCTTATTTGGCTTGTATTAATTGCAATATAATGACTACAACTAAAATAAGCAAGCATAAATATTATGTATTTATCATAAAATTCTAAATAAACTCCCGATAAAGTATCATTTTCAATATCCGTATTGATTCTGTTGTACAAATCTACGCCTAAAATTGGTAAAATATCGTTTGTTTGTGCGATAACTATAAAAGGTTTCAAAGCATCGGTATCAATATTTCCTGCAAAGCTTGTCAATGCTGGTATATCATTTTCTGTTAGCCATATTTTCATATCGTTTCTGTTTTATCAAGTTCTTTTTCTTCTTCAAAATCTTTAAACCAAGGCATAATTTCGCCATCTATTAAATCGGTTATCTGTTTAATTCCATCAACCCAATTCTGCCGTCGTGGATTAATCTTTTTACGATAAAATATTTTCAATGCCATTGAGTATTCGTCTGCATTATTTGAAAAGCCCCCACCTTGATTGTTTCCGCTAAATAAAATCCTTGGCATTCCGTGCGCAATTAAAATTTTACGTTCGGATTCTTCTGTAAAGAATGTAATATTTTCGCTTAAATTAGAAGGAGGTATTTTGTCGTAAGTAACTGCCTCTTCTATGCTGTCATTAAAAGATACAATTACCTTTGCGGTGTTCTTTGTACCTGATACTCTATCTCGTACCTTTTCGGCTTCTGATCTTGCAAGTTCTGGAGTTGCTTGTCTACCCTGATTATAGTTTACAATAACAACATCGTGAGAGCCGTTTTCAATATAATTTAATGCATAGTTTCCAACTCCACCTTCAAACTTTGCAAAAGGAATGCAAGAAAAATAATCTGGCACAGCAAAAAACGGTTCTGCTGTTGGTTGTCTTACTAAAAGTATTTCTAAATTTTGACCTTCTGTATATTGACCCGTAAATCTTGGGTAAAGCTCGGGACGGTATCTTTGCTTATTATCCCAATCGTAACTAAACCAATATCCTTCTACTTCTAAAGATAATTGATTGTATTTAATTCCCAATTTGTAAATCGGAATATACTTTATTTTTAGCGGTGTTTTTGTTTGCTCGTTCCAAATAACTTGAACGGCAAAACCACCATAAATTCCATCGTCTTTGCATGTTAGTAACACGTCCTCTGGAGACATATATTGTCTTAAATTAACCTTACCAGCTCCCTCGTCAATTAGTCCCTCCCCGTACATATAAGTACGAATATCATTTAATATTGAGCTATTAGTTGGGCTGTCCTCATACGCATCTTTATAAGTTATATAATTTGCGTTATTTACGTTGTTTTTGCTATTTAAAATATAATCAATGCCAACTCTTGGCTTAATGTCAATCGGTTGGTAAACGCTAAACTTTTCAACTTTACTTTCAAAAGTAAAAGTTTGCAATCCTTTATTTGTAGGTAAATCTTTCATTTTGTTCTGCATAATTAAAATTTTGAACGTTCGTACCTTCTTTTAAAATCTGTATTTTACCTAAATATAAAATCTCGTTACCTCTTTTTAATTCAAATTCAAATTTATCTAAAATCTTAAATTGAGCGGGCTGCATTGTAATTGTAATTTGTAATTTTTGCCCAACTATAAAAGTAAACGCTGGAGTAATAGTTGTACTGCCCGTTTCTTTTCGCAAAGTCAGAGTTAAATTATCACTTTCAAGTGGGTAAATTCTAGGAATTAATGAAAAAACTAACGGTGTATTAAGAAAAAGTACTTTCATTTTATTTTTTGGTATAAAAAAAGCCGTAAATAATACGGCTTTTAGTTTAGTTTATTTGAATTAAACAACCGCTTTCAATGCCGCTGCATATTCCACCAACGCTGGTGCTGTAAGTAAATATTCTCTTGAAAAATCTGGTTCCATCGTTTGAAATGTAACGGTAAATCCGTTAAGATCGCCAATTGTACCACCCGTTTGATCGTCAATTGTAATTGCCATTGCTCCATTCTGTGAACCTGCAACCGTGATAGTTCCATCTTTTCTTTCAATAAACAAAACAACCTCTCCGTCCAATAATTTCTTAACATCAGTAACGGTTTTAAGCGCATCCGATTTTGGAACGTTTAAGATAATTGGTAAATTTCCCGTAACTCCTTTACTTCTATTGTCTCCACCTGAAATTCCATTTTCTACATAGTTTGCAGTAGTTGCTTTGACTTCAAATCTCGCCAAAGTTGTTGAAGCAAACGAAGTAGCAATCTCAAGTACTCCAGTAGCTGTTGTAACTACTTTTGTAAGTGAATTGAAAACTCCAATTGATACGGCGTCTATTCCTGCTTGTCCTGATATACACGCTAATTTACGCGATCCTCCTAATGTAACACACATATATTTTTTGTTTTAAAAAGGGCGTATTTTCAACGCCCTAGTTATTTATTATCCTCCGTAAAGAACTCCGTCCGCTTGTGCCATTACCGTTGCATCTAAAGTGTAAATAGTTCGTACGAACATTACATCGCTATCATTGTCTACTTTACCAGTTTCAAAACTAGCGATATCAGCAGTTGAATCAGTTGAAAAGTAAATTACTGATGGTCTTTGAACGTAAACGAATCCAGTAGGGAATGGTACAAATTCAATTACTACTCCGTTGTATGAAATTACTTCGGCTGCTCCAGCACCTGTAACTAAAAAGTTAATTTGCTGTGAAGCACCTACTGCATTATTAGCGATTAAAATTAATTGTCTGTGTGCATAAGGTGCATACATAACTGGCAATTCAGCAGCTTCAAAGCTTTCTGGCTTAACCGCTGCGAAAATTTTAGCATATTCAGCGGCAATATTTGCAGCCGTTACGGTTGTACCTGTTACTTTTATATAGGCTCCTAAAGCTGTTTCATCATATAAAACGCGTGACAACACACCGTCAACACCTGCTAAATCAGCTGTATATCCTGCTGCTGCTGCTTTAGCGGCTGCCGTAATAGAGCCTTGACCAGCTCCAGCGGTTAACGCCGCTATTGATGCTTGAGTAGCTGCCGAAAATCCTGCCCAAAACTTTAATTGTGCATCCTGCGAAGTCTTTGGTGCGGTCAATTGTAGTACTTGAGTATTGAACTCTGAACTGTCAATATTTAACGCTCCTTGTGCCATATCTCGGTTAAATCGAGATTGTCTTAACGCTTCCATTTTGAACGTGTACTTGTACTCAATTTTCTTTGGATTTGCTACACGGTCTTTTAAAACGGGGCCGCCTAAAGAATTTAATCTTTCGCCTGTGTAAGCTTGACCAACAACGTTTACGGCTGTTTCCGTAATAATTGTGGAAGCTTTTACATCGTCTGCAAAATTTACTAAACCTTTTTCGACTGTTTTGTTTAAGAAAAAGATTTCTTGGATAATTGGGGAAACTGCTTCACCTCGGATTGCTATTGGACTATAAGTTATTGCCATTTTATTTTATTTTTTTATTGGTTGTTGTAAATTTTTAAATCATTTATTAAAAAATCAGCTTGTTCTTCTGTGTAATTTTCTATAATATGTAATTCTACATCTGTACCTTCTGGCAATGATTCTAAAAACATTTTATAATTTACATTATCGTCAAATGCATTTAAAATAATTTTACTTTCTTCTGTATCAACTTTTTTTTGAGTTGCCATATTTTATTTTTTTATTGGTTTTTTTTTGATTCTCGATATTTTTCTAGCGAAGTCATTTCTGCAAATTGCTTTTCTTTTGGCAAATTAACTATTGCTAATTTTTCGGCTTTGAAAACTGCTAAATCATTTTCGGCTTTCACTTTTTGTGACTTCATAGTTTCTAAAGTTGTAGCATCTTCAACATCTTTAGCCTGCATCGTTGCAATTTGCTCTTTTAGGTCTGCATTTTCAGCCATTGCGGCATCATACATTGTTTGTAATTCAACCATTGGATCTACAGGTGCGTCTAATGCTGGAACCCCTGGCACTTCTGCCATGTCTTGCGTTTCTTTATCATTCATCATAAAAAGGGACTTTGCAACCTCTATGACTTCTGCTATAAAGGATTTTTTTTCTTCTACATTCATATTTGTAATTGGGTTAATTATTTCGTAATCTAAAAACGCCTCTAAACTGATTCCATCTACTTCGCCTGTTTTGATAAACTTTTCCCAAACTTCATCGTTGTCGATTTTGAAACCAAGTATCAAGTCGCCCGCTTGCACGTCTTCCATTAAAAGTGTTTTACTTTTGTCTAATTCAGGGTTCAAAACTATCCAACTTTCAATCGGGTACACACCTGTAATCGATTCGTCTGAGTGGTTTAAACTCATTTTTGCAAGCCCTTGGTTATTGCTTTTGAAATAAGACTGCTGCATCTTTTCAACTTCCTCTGCATCAAAAGTTATATAAGCTGGTTCGCCGTTTATATCTTTACGAAAAATTTGCTTATTTGGTCGCATTGCCACCGAGTAAATAATTCGCTTTTCTTGGTTTGCAAAAAATACGGGTCTTTCGG